GTTTAATGCAAAATCAGGAGTAATAGCACCACCAGTTGTAGAATCAACTCTAGTTATACTTCCTCTTTGTGCTTTAGTAAAAGTTTGGTTTGCGTCATTAAAAACTATATTCGCAGTATCAGCAGTTTGGTTTATTGTAGTAATATTAACCCAAGCATCATTTCCTGAGTTTCTTAATTTTAAAATATTAGTTCCTGTATCAAACCACCACATATAAGCATATTTAGTACTAGGTTCAGAGCCATTACTATTGTTTGACACTATTGCCGCTAATGCTGAATTTATGTCTGCTCTTACGGTTGCACCGTCAGCATTTGCTATTACATAATCATGTGTTGCCATGTTTTCTCCTTATAAAGTATTACTTGTTACTGATAAAGCAGAGCATCTTACATTGTATGCAGGGTCATCTGTTTTTATTTCTGCTTTAAATCTAAAATATCTATTATTTACTTCCACAGATTGGAATTCCTTAAATTCTATAAATTCATCTGTTATGGTATCAAAATCTGACCATGTGTCAATGTTTTGTGTTATCTCATCTATACTTCCAAAAACTCCGTCTGCACTTTCAGCAAAGAAAGTTTTTAAGTTACCAACTGCCGCATCTCCTGTATTATCAAAAGAGTTCCAAGTGTCTATATTTTCAAATCTTTGGTCAAAAAAACTATTAGTATTTACTATATTAACTGTAGCATTAGATTGTAATCTCATTCTAGTTGCTGAACCTTTAGTAATTACATTTGAAAAAATATAAGTACCAGAAGTATTTAAACCTCCTAAGAAATTAAAATCAGATATACTATCAAAATTTGCTACTTGGTCTAACGTAGTAGAGGAATTTAATTGTAAATTACCACTATCTACAGTTAAATTTGTTTTAGTTCCTGTAAAATTAGGACTCTCTGTAATAGTTACAGTATTTGCAAAAGCTAATACTGTTGCTCCTGTAGTTACATTAGTTGATGCTGTAGCACAATAGTGTCCAGAACTATCAAAGAATTTTGCTAAATAAGTACCTGCTCTTAATGGAACTACAACTGATGTAGAATCCCCTGCTATCTTATCATCTACTAAAGTAGAACTGTTCCAAGTTGCACTAGAAGTTGCAGGGCTAAATCTAATTTCTACACCTCCTCCTAAAGTAACATCTAAGTCTGTAGATTTATTCCAACTCATAAAATTAAGTCCTGCTGAAGGCATTGAATTTAATCCTGTCATATTTGAAGGTGGGTCAGATAAACCAGATAAACTAACTTGAGTGCTAGTAAATGAAGAAGCTATTCCTATTGCACTTATTGCTCTTACTCTTACATCATAAACTCCTGCTGTTAAATCTAGTATAGACGCTTCTGTAGAAGGACTTGTCCCTGCTGATATATAAGTAGAATTAGAAACTAATTTATATTGTACTTCATTAGAAGTAGCTCTAGCATCTACAGAACCAGTAAATGTTATATCTAAACTAGAAGCTATTCTTGAGTTATCTCTTGCTATTACTAACTTTTCAACAGCCTGTAAATTTGTAGGAGAAGCAATACTAAAAGCACTAGGTAATATTGTATTTGGTGCAGATGCCAAAGCTTGTTCTTCTGTAGTTGACCATGAATAAATACTATCTGCATATTCTGTTAAAATCATAGAAATAGTTAATCCACTAGAATTGCTAGTAAAATTCCAAGATGATACTCTAAAAATTTTATTAGACCAACCATATCTTGTATTTGACAATTTAATTAAATCGTTAGTATCTAAAGCAAAAGCAGAACATTTGAAAGTTCCAGATACAGTTAATGGTTGTCTAGCTTGATATAGTTGAATTTTAGCTAGTCTTTGTGCTGTAGACTGAGAAGTTGTAAAAGCTAAATCTAAATCTCTAAATATTATTTCCCCATTATCCTCTAATATAAAACTAGAAGGACTCAAAGCAGGATAGTCTGTTTGTTCCCAATCTGTAGTTTCAGATAAAAACTTACCCTTAATTGAATTAAAATTATCTTTTCTAGGAAGTCTTGCTTGTGTTTGTAAGTCTCCTATAACGTCATCTTCATTTAGACTGATTGTTGCACTAGCAGTAGTAGCAGAAAATAATTGAAATTTTCCGTTGGCATAAGTTAAAACACCTCCCATAGAGCTAAGTATATCATTTATATTTTGTCTAGGATTTATACCAGTATCAATCATACCATCTGCTGTATATCTTTTTTCTGTGCCTCCGTCTGATAAACTTTGTGTTTCATCACAAACATTTGCAGCAGTTGTAATTTTAGCATCATCTATTTTTGTGCTAGACATGTTCATTCCTAATGAAGTAGTCATATAATCCCTTAAAATTAATGCAGGATTTTGAGAATAAGCAGTTGAACTATTTCTAGTATCATAAACTTTTTTACCTTCGATTACACAAGCAAATTGTGGTATACCTTGATATACATCTCTATTAAATCTAAATCTTAAATAAACATAAGCTATGCCAGATAATTTATGGTTGCTAGTCCATAAACCATTAGACTCAGATATTAAATCAGAATTCGCTCCCTGTGTCGCTGTTCCTGTAGCTGTTTGTATTCTTAATAAAGAAGTAGTTCCATCAAAATAAGGTGTACTTGCATCATTTACATTACCAGACGCATCTAATTGATTAGGTAAAATACTGTTTCCATTTATATAATATTCTTGAAAACTATTTATTTCATGTGAAGCTACTAGAACAATCATATGTAAAAATTGATTTTTAGTAGAGCCTTCATCAGTAGACTCTAAAAATATAATTGGTCCACCTACTCTTATTTTCCCATAAACTATTTTTCTATTTGTAATTGCTTGTCTAAAGGATTGTTTCCTATCTGATTCTGCTAGATTTCCGAAAGGTTCTATATCTGGAACTTTAGGCTTTGGTGCTAGTTTTATTGCAGCAAAAGTTAATGCAGCAGTTCCAATAATTGCTAGAGTAGTTCCTCCAGTAATAGCTGTAATACCAGCAGCAAGAGCTACCTGTATGATATCGTTTCCCATTTAGACTTTCCAAGCAGTAGTTAAATATTCTCTATTTATATCTTGATATCCATTTCTCATTACAAACCTTCCATATCCATCACACATTATACCTACAGTAAAACCACTATCTTTCATATCATTATATTCAGATATTTCTTCAGAATTAAATCCTACTATATCTCCTCTTTGAGCAAAATTTATATTTATTCTTTCAAATCTTTTATCTAAAAAATCAAGCATAATTTCATTTAATGTTTTTCCTTTTGCTCCTAATTTTTTTAAAGTTTTAATTGCACCAAATAATTTAGTATATGTTCCTTTATGTTTTTTAGCTAAAGTATTATCTGTGTAATCTGCAATACAATCTAAAGAAAACATTATACAATCAGAAGTACCCCAATTAAATGTTCTTTCTTTGTCTATAGCTTTTTGGAAAGCTATTTGCCAGTTATTTATCCTCTGCCCCATATTATCTCATCATCTTGTAAACCTGCTACATAATCTAATCCTAAGTCGTTAGGAAAATCTATTTTTTGGTCTTCTGGAGTGTATCTTCTAGTATTAGGTCTTTCTAAAGATATTAATTGACTCTCACAATTCAATACTATGTTAGCAGTTCCTCCAGAATCATTTACTCGCATTACATCCATAAATCCATCAAATATTATGTATGGTTGATATAAAATAACGCTAGAAGAAGGATATAAAGCTCCCCCCATACCAGAATGATAATGACAAAAATAATATAAGTTAGTAGGATATGAACCTTCTGCAGGAACTATAAATTTTAATTTCCTAGAAGTAGCTGAATTAAAGTTAGATGTGTTAACATAATCTGATTCACTAACTGTTACACCATCTAATTCATATGTTACTCCTGTGCTATAAGTGCTTCCTCCTCCATGAGAACCATCACTTGTAGTTGATAATTTTAAAGGGTGACCATCTACAGAACTATTTGAAACATCAAAAATATATTTATTTCCATATTTTACATCTATTTGTGCTTGTTGACCATCTTCAATAAAATATTTATTTCCCCCTGATGTTGATACTACTGTTACTTTCATTGTAATTTCTTCATCTGGTTCAGGTGCTAAAAATGCAAGTTTTGCCTTGAATGGTCTTCCTGTATATGCTTCTGATAAAGCTATAGATAGTAAGCTAGAGTCTAATCCAGTTAATTTAACAGAGAAACCATTAGCTCTTGTTTCTATTGATTCTTGAACTCCAGATATATCTAAAAGTTTTCCTGCTCCTGCATATGTTATTCCTCCATAAATTAAATTACCATAGCCAGTCCAAAGATTGACACTACCAGAAGAAAAAGTAGCTTCTACAAGTATTACTACTTTTATTTTGTTTGACCTAGCAACAGCTCTAAATATAGCAGAAGTATCTCTCATAAAGAAATTACCTCTCTAGCAGAGAAAGAAATACCGTAAGTAGATGCTGAATTAGTATCCCATCCAGTAGTGTTAGTAGCTAGTCTAAAAACTCCTTTAGTATTAGATACAGTTAAAGCTAGATTATTCGCAGGGCTTTCTCTTAATGCAGGTTCAATAGCTAAAGTAAAATTGCCACTTCCGTCAGAATTAGAATCTGCTGTAACCATATGCAATCTTTGAGTTGAACCACTTCCTAACTGTATGTAATCTCCTGCTTTTAAATATCCAGTTTGACTATTAGGTGCACCATCACATATTAAAGTATTTCCTGTTTGACTAGCTCCATTTACTAAGGGAGTTCCTGCACTACTGGAAGCAGTACCAAGAGGTACTCTAGCGTCAAAATCTCCAAGATAAAAGCTTCCGTATTGTCCCCTAAGAGAAACTAAAAATGCTACAAATGCTCTAGCTGTTGCTGTTCTCATTGGGGGCATACTTAAATCTACTTCCCAATATTCACCACTATATTGATATACTTGTTGAGTAGCAGTATATATACTTTCTGTAACTCCTACTATTCTATTAATTCTAAAATTAGTAGATACTGGAGATGTGCTAGGAAATGTTGCAGGATATGTTGTCATTTAAATACATCCGATACTTTACCACCTCTTTCTTTAGCATCAATCATAGCATCTACAGATTGCTGTTTTATAGTTGGTAATAATGAAACTATTTCTGCTCTTACTGTCTGAGCTACTCCTACATCAAAGTTTAATGTTTGGTTTACTGTTCCTCCTCCACTCATTCCTCTTGACTTATTATTAGTCATTATGTTTCCTGCTGTGTTAGGTACAAATAACTCTGGTCCTCTTTCTCCTACTAGATGAGCTTGATTAGGTGCTACATATCCTCCTCCTGCTCTTGCAGAGGCATATCCATAACCTGCACTTCCTGCACTACTCCCTCCTCCAAACATACCACCTAAAGTAGAAAAGATTCCTGCTCCTCCTCCCATTCCTCCAATAGCTCTTGTCAATGCGGCTTGTATTCTCATTTTAATAAATGATGCTACGATATCTCTAGCTATGTTTTTCAAACTATCTCTAAATCCTTTCCATCCTTCACCCATTCCCATAAGACTATCAGCCATAGTTGTTGATAATGAATCCATAGTTCTATTTAAACCATTCATTAATATACCACCTGCTTCTGTAGATTCAAATATTTTCATATTAAGTCTACCCAATGCCTCATTATATTGGTCAGTTGTAATAACACCATCTCTATGAGCATTGTTTAATAACTGCATTTCTGCAGTAAAGTCTTTATTAGCCATACCTAAATCCTCTAGTAATTCTTTACTCTCCTCTCTAATTCTTTTATTCTCTTTTTCTAATTCGTTTTCAATTTCTTCTAATGCGTTCAATTCCTCTATTTCATTCCTTAATGCCCTCAAAGACTCTGCTTTTTCTGAATCTTTAGTAATTCCAAACTCCATTAAATCATTTCTTGCTTGTATTTCTTCATTAGATGCTTTTAATTCAAATAACTCTTGTCTGAGAGCCTCCCTTGCCTCATTAAATGCAATAAGTTGTTCAGATGATAGTTTCTTCATCTCATCTGACATATTACCTTGTTTAATGTTAGATGTAGGTTTTTCTTTAGGAACAAGTTTTTTTCTAGCATTTGCTAATCTGTCTGTTGCTTGTGCATTCTTGTCTAATGCCTTTGATGAATCCTCTACTGATTCTGTCTCATCTTTAAATAATTTATCTAATAAACCTAGTTGGTCTGCTAATACTATTGCTCCTGCTGTTACTAATCCAAATATATTTTTTCTAAATTGTTTGTTTAATTTTACTGTTGCTAATTGTGCAAGTTTTATTCCTTTTGCCATAGCTATAAAACCTGAAGTAATAGCAAAAACTACACCTGCTAATTTAAATGCTATAAATCCTTTTATTGCTATTATTACTAAATCAAAATTTCTAGCTACAAATACCAAAGCATCTCTTAATAAATTCATAGCTCCTACTAAAACATCACTTATATCTTTTCCAAATTCTTGTAGTTGTGCTTTATTCTCTTCAATGTGTTCTCTTAGGTCTGTAAAATGTTTTGTAAGTTCTGAAAAAAATCCTGCATCATTTACTGTTCTTTGAAAACCAAAAACAGCGTCTCCAAGCATACTTAGAGTTCCAGAAAAAGTTGATGCTAATCTATCAGTAATACCCTCATTTTCTTTTGCAAATCTTTCTAATGCCTCTTTTGTTTCTTTCACAGATACTTTTGCTCCTGCTTCAAAGCCAAGCATTGCAGTAACACCTCTGTCTCTGAATAAGTCTGCAGCTCCTATTCCTGCACTTAATGACCTTTGTATTTGTTGAGATGCTGTATTAAAGTCTAAACCAGTAGCCGCGGCTATTGTTCCTGTCATTTCAAGAAGTGAACCTAGCTCATCTGCATCTTCTGCTACAGATATAAGACTTCCTGAACCTGCTTGTATTTCTTTTAAACTAAATGGAACTTTTGAAGCGAATTCAGCCATTGTATCAAAAGCTTTACTTCCTTCTTCAGCAGAGCCAAAAAGTGTCTCAAATCGTATCTGAAGACTTTCAACTGAGCTTCCTACATCTATTAAGGATTTAACTCCTGCTCCTGCTCCAAGTCCTACTAATGCACCTTTAAGACTAAATATAGTTCCAGTAATTCCTCCAATACTACTTCTGACACCTGCAAAAGATTGTTTCATACTCTTAGTAGTATTTTGTGTTTGTTTTTTTGTTTGTGATAAAGAAGCTTTTAACTGCTTCATATCAGCTTCAATACGAACTACTAATTTATCTACTGTTGCCATTAGTCTGGGTATAGCTCCATTAATTCATTTAATTCATCTGTAGTCATGGGAGTCTTTCCTTTATTTCCACTATACTCCATAAATCCATCTATGGCTGTATGTAATTCTGTTAAACTCATATCCCAAAAATCCTTTGGAGAAATATGCAACATTCCCAAACCAATTTCCATGTAACGAAGCCAATCTAGTTTGTTGGTTTTGACTCCGTTTCTTCGTTTTTTTCAACTTCCTCTTGTCCTCCAGTTATGGTATTCGTTAGAATTTCTCCACATACTCTAAAAGATTCTATTAGTCCTGCTGAATAAACTTCTTGTCCTATTTGTTTTGGTGTCATGTTATTTCCACCACCTCTTATAGCTTGTGTAAGAATAGTAATAACTTCTTGCATCTTCACTTTTTGTTGCATTAAGTCATTAGCCACTTCAAGAATGGATTTACCTAATTCAGTTTCTATTCTAACTATACCATCTAAAGACAGCTTAGTTTTGTACGCCTTCTGATTTAGATTTACTTCTACTTCCCCTCTTAACTTGTTTACCATCTTCTTTTACCTCTAATTTAAGTGTTTCGTTGCGTTCTGCAACATTAGTTACTATTGTAACTTCTATTGCTTTTCCGTCAACAGAAATAGTACTTTCTGGGCTAATTCCTTCTTGATAAGGCATCTCAATTTGATTGCCATTTTTTAAGCCTTCTATTTCTACACTATCAGCAGTAATATTAATCTTTTCCCAAGCCATTAGACTCTCCTAATTAAACTGTTGCAAAAGTAATAGCTCCACTACTCTCGAAAGTAAAAGAATATTGAACAGAGTCATTATACTCTCCAGAATATTCTAAAGTAGTAAGCATAAATGCACCAGTATATGTTCCAAAGTCTGGTACTAGAAATTGATAGTTTGATAAAGTAGCACTATCAAATTTTCCTTCTAATGTAGCTTCTGAAGCTGAATCTGTAAAAACTCCTGAACCAGATATGGTCATACTATTAATACCACCTTGTGCAAGTATTGCTCTTGCTCTTGTACTATCTTTATTTGTTACATCAACCATCTCATCATTCATTGAAATAGATGTTGAACGCATACCTCCGATAGTAGTGAAAACTTCAGGTGATGCTGCATTTCCTATTTTCATAAGTAACGCTGAACCTTTTTGAGCTGCCATGTTTTAATCTCCTTTTTTTAATCTGTTATAAAAGCTCTAAATCTCATTATACCATGACGGATTACTCCATCTCCTTCTATCACTTGAGTTGTAAACTCACACCTCAAAGTAATTAAATTTGCACCACTCACACTTAAATTGTGGTCGTGCATTAACTCATATACTCTTTGCATAATATTCTTTGTTTCTTTCATGCCTCTATATGAACTATATACATCTATATTAAACACATAATCCCTTGCGTCAAGGTCTTTCATAGCGTTGTCAGTTGTTGTTCCCTCTCCAATAGTTACTAATGGTAAAGAGTTATCATCAGGCACACTATCAAAAACTCCTTCTATTAAATTTCCAAGTGTTGCATCTCCGTTAAGTCTGCTATATAAAGCTTCTTGTAAAGGGAAAGCATCTAAACTCATATCATAACCTTTACTCTATAATAATCTTCTCCTACAACTTCATCTTCTCCTGCAATAATTCTTCCTACTATCTCATCTCTATATTCTTCATAAGCTGTAGGCATAATAGCTTTTGCTCCTATAGATTCGTCTTCATCTACATAACCAACAACATAATCACCTATTTCATAAGTTCCTTGCACTAAAATAGTATAAACTCCTTCTGACATAATCTTTACTGGCTTTCCATTCTCTACTAATACAAACATCCTTATATCATCCATAGTATCAACTAAAGAACCATCAGCAGTTAAACCCATAATTGAAAAATTTATTTCTTTTTCTTTTTCTTTTTGCATACGCAAAGCTTACCATATATTCTATTTTTTATTTTACTAAAAAAGTTCTTTATCTTTTTTATAATTACTTTCATTTCATTCCTTTATTTACTGCATTAACGCTATCTAATTTATACTTCTTTCTAGCTTCTTCTGCTGAAGGTTGCATAAATGGTCTGGCTTTCATTTTAATTGTACCAAACTCTAATGCCTCGCTATAATCTGCATTACTTATGACTTCAGCTCCAAGTCCTCCTGCATCTATCTTTACTGCTATTTGATTAGCCAAAAAACCAGTATCACTAGCAGGATAATCTCCTGCTTTAGAAATACTAATTGTTCTATTAGGATTATATCTTGTAACTGTTCCTCCAGTTCTAGGATTGCTTAAAATCTTTGTAACAGCTACATTTCTAACTTTATTAGCTGTCAGATTTACAGTTCTAATTAAATTTTTTAATACTCCATCTGCTTGTCTATTTATCTTATCATTAAAAGACTTTTCATTTACTATTTTTAAATTTATCCTAGACATCTTCTTGACTTCCTTCTGAACATCTAAATAATAAAAATCTATCTCTCTCTTCTAAAGTGTAAACATATTTAACAGATAAAATTCTTGTAGTTCCATTATCTGACCAACTTATTCTCATTTGGTCTCCATTAGAATTATAGTCAATATTATTATAATATCTTGTATAAACATCATGAGTTAATTTATGTTGTATTCTTCCTGATTTAAATTCTTCTGTGCCATTTAAAGGTTTTACATAAGCAAACAAAGTTCTAGTATTGCCAAATGATGAAGTATATCCTCCCCCACTATCTGTTGACCTGCTTCTTGTTTGTAGGCTTACAGAGTATCTTAGTTTACTAACTGCAATAGATTGTTTTGCCATTAACTAAATCCTATGCCAAATCTTCTTACAGCATATGGTCTTAATAAAGTTTCTAAAACTCCACTAACTCTAGTTGCTGTTTCTCCTTTAATTATAGCTTCTGGGTTTTCAAACATATTTACAGCCATAGATATAATAGCTTGTCTGATTGCCATTGGAACTACGCCAGAAGATGTACCATATCCTGCTACGTAAGTTATTTCCATAGAATTAGCAACTCTAAGCATTTCTCCCCAAACTTCACCACGCCTTAATACAACTCTTCCTACATCAGTAGAAGAATCAACATAATAAACACTTGTTGATAAAGTTGTAGCAGTATCGCTATCATTGAAAGTTTTTATATGAGTAACAGAAACTAAAGGTGGTTGTGGCAAATAAATTGCTCTGGATATATAAGACATATATGGACCAGTAGAGATTCCTTCACTAATTGGAATATTCTCATTTTCATAAGGCAAAGCATCTAAAGAAAGCTTTAATGTTTGATTTGTGATTGACCTGCCTAAATACTTTTGAACTATTTCAGTTGCTACTCCTCTACAAGTAGCTATCAAAGTATCATGAGTTGAGTCTGAAGTAGGAATTCTTAATGCTGTTTTTACATCATTATCGCTTACTGGGTCTACAGAAGCAGATGTTACTACTGTTACTCCACTCATTTAATTTAATCCTTATCTGATGTAGTCTTTGTTTTTACTTCTTTTTTTTGTACTTTTTTTTCTGTAGGTTTTACTACTTTCTTTTCAATCTTACCTATCTCTTCAGCATACCCTCCATCAATAAAAGTATCAGCAAGTGCTTTTGCCCAACTCTCTTCCATATCATAAGTTATACCTGCTTCATAAGTCTTACTAACGCTTCCTATTGCATTAGCTGTACCTGCTTTATCTTTTAACATTTTTATCTTCATAATATCTCCTTAATTTAAAAGTTAAAGGGGAAGTTTCCTTCCCCAATAACATCAACCATAACTATCCTCTACCTGTCGCAGTTCCATCATTTGAACTACTTTCTGGTAAATGAATTTGTTGTGTAATAGCATTAACTGCTATAGGTGTACCAGATGAATGGTTTCCTGTTGCAATTATATCTACTCTTACAAAAGCCTTTCCTCCTGCATATCCAACTTGATAATTAGCATCATCTTCAGCACCATCATCTACAGTAGCAAAGATACCACTACCTGATATAGTGCCATAAGTTACATCTGCATCAGCTACGGCAGTATAAGTACCACCTTGAGTATCACACTCCATCAAAGCAAAGTCATACTTTAAACTTCCTGAAAGTGTATCTGCTGAAGTTCCAACACAAACTTGAATCATAAGACCTTGAGTTTCTGCTGTTCCTTTTACTGATGAATTAACTGTTGCATCATTAGATGTATTAACTATTGGTTTTTGCATTTGAAAAGTTTGTATATTATTTGCTAAATCTTTTCTTGACATAATATTATTCCTTTCCTATTAAGTTAATGTTAATTTACGAATAGCTTCTGACATTACTACTTGACCACCAACTCTTTTTCTTGCTAAGAATCTGATTGAACCAGATGCCGCTTGAGTGAATGGGTCTCTTAGTATTGAAAGATTAATTCTATCAACTATTGTATAACCTCTGGAGAAGTCTCCAAAAATTACAGGAACAGTTCCATTACCAACACTAGGCATATCAGCAGCTTCTACATAAGGCTGACCTAGAATTGTATTTGGAACACCAGTCTGTAATGAAAAGCCAGATTGGAAAACATAAGAACCACCGTCTCCAGTATTTAACTTTCTTATAAATGAAAGTGTTCCTCTGTTAAACATAAAAGTTCCGTTTCTAGCATAATCACTCTTTAAGTCTCCATATAGAGTTAATAGGTTATCAATAGTAAATGTATCGTTACCACCTGCTGTTGAGCCTATTCCAGAATTAGTTAATATACCTTCTGGCTGTCCTTGTGCTGTTCCAGATATGAATGAAGTTCCTTCTGCTACTGCAAACTGTGTTGCAAATTCACTAGAAAGTTCTGACTCCATATCGAATACTGGGTCTTCTACATCTGCTTGAGATATGTCTACTAAAGCATATAATTCATGAGCTTGAATTTCTTCTAGTCCATAAGTTAAACCTGTAGTTTCACTTCTTGTTCCTATTTCAGAAACCCAATTAGCACTAAAAACTCCTGTTCTTGATGGAATTTGAATACTTCTTTGAGTTGTACTTCTTACTCTAGCAACAGCTCTTACTGGAGACATCTCAGTAACTTTCTTAATAATTTCTCTTACATACTCTGGAGGAGCTAAGTATCCACCACCAGTATCGTTAGAAACTGTAAGTGTCTTAACTTCCATATCATCAAGAGAATCTGCTCCTTTTCTTAGATACTTTTCGTATGCAACAGCTTTTTCATCAATCTGTTTTGTTGAAAAATTATTGCTTGGTCTTTTAAGCATTACTTCTAAGTTGTCGACTTTATCTCCAACTTTTTTTTGTTCCATAGCTATCTTAGTTGCTTTCTGGTTAAAATCTTCTAGGGAATCTAATGTGCCTTCGATTTTTTTTAACTTTTCGTCAACTAATGGGTCTACAGAGCCTTTTTTCTCAAGTTCTTGTATCTTGCCATTGTAAGTGTTCTTGAACTCTTCAAAAGCCTTACCTGTGTTTTCAATACATTCTTTGAGTTCGCTTTGACTAATATTGTCAGTCATAATTACTCCTTAGTATTAGTAGTTGATAAAACTTTGATAACATCTCTCATAGATGATACCAAATCCGAATTGTCCTGTTTTGCACCATCCCAGTGGTCAACCAGACTTGAATAGACAGCTTTACTTGCTATCTTGCTTTGAGACCTAGATAAATCGCCTTCATCTCGAAGAAATTTTTCCCAGTCTCTAATAGTCCTATCACTTGCCTTGACCGAAGTAACTTGTGCCTTCGGATTCATTGGAAAAGTAACAAGACTAATTTCCATTAAGTCTACTTCTTTGAGATATCTTTTTCTCTTTCTTTCGTCATAGACTTGTTTTTTAGGGTCTGCTTTATAGCCTATAGATAAGCCATCTAAAGCTCCCATTTTTAATAACTCGTAAGCTTCTCTGCCTTTTTGTGTTCCTAATGCTAGTCTTCCTTGCACTCTTAATCCATTATCATCTTCTTTGATTTTGTCATATACTCCTATAGGCATATCTGTTTTATGTTGCATTAGCATTTTGACATTCTTTGGTTTTCTTCTCATTAAGCTTTTTCTAAATGCTCCTTCTTGAACTACATCTCCTCCTAAATCTTTGTTTCCAAAAATTGAGGCGTAGCCTTCGAACCTTCCTTCTTCTTCTTCATCATCCATTGCTTTTAGTTCTGCTACACAAGAAAAGTTTTTGCTTTCCATCTCAGAATAGTTTACCTCTTCATCATTTGACTCTTGAGGATTTTCATTTTCATTTTTTTCTAAATCGCTCATAATGCTATAATACCTTTATTTTATTGGAGATTTTATATTTTTTTATATAGGTTTTTTTAATAGGTTTACTCCCTTTATAAAAAAAATTACCATAAATATATTTTAATGCAAATAGAATTTGTGCCTAATATACCCAGAAAGTACTAGATTTAGTGGTTTTTTATATTCTTTGTATTTATTTGTTGACATCTGCAAACATATTGATATAATGATTCGTATAACAACAAGGGGATTAAAAATGAATAAAAATACAATAACAGTAAATCAAGTAAGAGCAATATTTGAAAAAACTTTTAATAAAAAAATATCTTTTATAGATATGATAGCTATACAAAAAACTTTTGATATACCTAAAGAAATGTCAGATGTTATAGATGGATTTGTAAATCATATAAAAGAAACAATGACAAAAGAAGCTTTCAAAAAATTTCAATCAGAAAATAATTAACAAAAGGGGGTGTAAAATCCCCCCATAACTAAAAGGAAATAAAGTGAATAAAACAAACATAATAAGAATAGAAACTGATAAATCAGTAGGTAGCGATATTATCAATATGATTGATATAATAGTAGTAGACCAAGAGGTAGAATTTAAAATGAAATCAGGAGTACATAGAGATTGTA